GTTCGGGTTGACCTCATATTTGAGGACATCGCCCATGCTGGGCTGTTCCGTCAGGACGGGCATTGGTCAGTCTCCATGTTTTGGGGTGAGGGACGTGGGCGCTGGTTCAGCGCTTGGCGTCGGTTGCGGCCTTCTTGGCGGCCGCGATGATCGGGCTGTCCTTGGCGGCCGCCGCAGCTGGGGCGGTGGCGATGATGCCAGCGGCATCGCTGCGGGCGGCCAGATCGGCGAGGACGCGGGCACGAAGGGCTTCGGGCTTCAACCCGCGCGTGACCGCGTCGGCGGCGTCAATGGTCACTCCGAGCCGGGCCGCCTGCGCGCAGACCTGTGCAACTTCTGCTGCTTCAATGCGAACTGCGTCGGCTGACATCGCCACCGGATTGGGCGCGCGTACGGCGGCCGCTGCAGCCGGAGCCGCTGGTGCAGCCCCGACTGGAGGTGTGTCGACGGTTTCGGCAAGTGTTTCAGGCGTCGTGGTCATCTGTGGACCCTTTCTGCTGGTGGGATTGGTGCCGCGGGGCGCTGCGGCGAAAGCGTGGAAGGCCGTGACGGGATCAGCAAGATCGTCGGCAAGACCGACCGCGATGGCATCGGCGCCGCGGAACACGGCGGCCTCTGTTGCGATAGCTGCCGCATGGGGCAGACGATCCCCGCGCCCTGCGGCGACGGTTTCGGCGAACAGGAGGCGGACCACCTCCAGCTCGCGCTGCATTTGGTCGAGCACGGCGTCGGGCAGGGGCTGGTACGGATTGGCATCGATCTTGTGGGCACCTGCGTGGATCAGCGTGACGGCAATGCCCTTCTGGTCCAGCGCCCCGCTCATGTCGGTATGCAGTGCCACGACCCCGATGCTGCCGACGGCACCGGTGCGGGGCAGGATGATGCGGTCAGCTTGGGAGGCCAGAACGTAGCCAGCGGACAGCGCATGTTCCGCCACGAAGGCGTTGACCGGCTTTTGCGCCCGCGCTGCCCGAATGCGATCCGCCAGATCGAAAGCCCCGGCGACCTCGCCGCCGAAGCTGTCGATGACGAGGGCAATGCCCCGAACGGCAGGATCGGCCAGCGCGGCCTGCAACTGCGCCGCGATCCCTTCATAGGAGGTCATGCCCGAGGATTGCCCGATCCACGCGCCACGGTGCACAAGTGTTCCCGCAATTTCGATTACTGCAATGCCGTCGACCAAGGCGAAGGGTTGGCTGCCATTTCGCTGGTGGCGCTGGGCGAGGTCATTGCCAAACAGCGACGCCCGGGCGGGCGGGCTGGCGGTTGTCTGGTCAGCGGCTTCCACTTCCAGCCCATGGAAGGTGATTTCCTGCCCCGTGATGCGCGGCCCCAGCCCGGACAGAAACGCCAGCGCCTTGGCTGGGTCCACCATCAGCGGCGTGTTGAAGGCGCGCTGGGCGATCTGGGCGTGGTACATTATACGCCCTCCTTGGGGTGGTCAGCCTTGTCTTCAGTATCTTCAGGCGCGTCGTCGCCTTCCGCGCCGTCCTGCTTGTCATCCTTGCCGCTGGCAGCGCCTGGCCCCTGCGCCGGAGATCCCGGACGGCGGAAGTCGAGACCCAGTGACAATTCGCGCTTGCGCTCGGCGGCAATCTCGCGGTCGACCTGTTCGGCGTCGTAGCCGCGCTCGGAGATGGCCTGCGTGCGGGATTTCAGCCCGGACTCGATCTGCAAGATCTCTGCCGAGGCGTCCTTCATCGGATCGATCCAGTCCCATTTCGTCGGCAACCAGGCGCAGGCCTGATATTGCCGCCGCTGTTGATCATAGCCGGGCAGATCAATAGCACCGGACAGCACCGCCACGTCCATCCAGCGAGACCACACCGCGCGGCACAGCTGGAACACCAGCACGCCATGTTGCAAGGCCGAGATGCGACGGCGGAATTCGATCAGCGAGATGCGGGTGTTGGAGAAGTTACCTTTGGCGGTGTCACCCGTCAGGTAGCCGTAGGGGATGCCCAGCGCCGCCGCGACTTGCAGCAAGGTTCGGTATTGGAACAGCTCATAGGTGCCACCGGAATCTGGCGTGGACGGCGTCGAGACATCTTCGCCGGGATCCAGCCGCACCACCTGGCCAGGCTCAACCTCAAGATCGTCCTCGGTCGGTTCCAGCGGGGTTTCTGGCGCGGGCGAGGTGATGAACATCGCGAACATCGCCGCGATTTTCTTCCGCTCCAACTCGGCATCGTCATAGAGATCAAGGGTGAATAGCTTGACGATAGCGGCTGCAAACCGCGACACGCCGCGCAGCTGCCCTGCCTCGACCGGGTCCAGCACATGGATCACCTCGGAAGCCGGAACGCGGACGGTTTCGCCCGCGAGGCCGGGGTCGGTCAGATCACCCGGGTGGCGGCGCAGGAAGTGATAGGCCACGCGCCGACCTATGCCATCAAACTCGATCCCTTGCCGGATCAGCCCGGCGCCGGACAGCGTGCGATTCATGTCGAGGGGCAGCATTTCAGCGGGGAGCATCTGCAATTGCAGCGGGACGGTTAATCCGTCCTCGGCCCGGCGGGGCCGAATCCGGATGAACACTTCGCCCGAGAGAAACACCTCGCGCGCCGCACGGCGTTGCAGCCCGTAGAAATCGGTCAGGCCCTCGGCATCGGCATCATCCGTCCAGGCCAGCCACAGCGCCTGCAGCTCTTCCTTCTTTGCGGCATCGGCGATTGTGGACGAAGGTTTGATGCCATCGCCGACGACATTGCTGGCAAAGCTTTCCACCGCATTCGCCGCATAGCCATTGTTGCGAACCAGCCAGCGGGCACGGGCGGTGATCGTGTCGCCCGAGGCCGCGATCAGCGTGTTCACATGCGCGCGGCTGGCCCGGAACCCGCGCAGGCGGCGATGCGCTTGTGCCGCGTCAAACCCGCCGATGATCGAGCCAATGCGCTGACGAAAGGCCTCGAACGCCATGGATCACAGACCCTTTGAGGCGACAGTGCCCCAGCGACGACGACGCGGCGTGCCGGAGGTGGCCGTAGCAATCCGGCCTTCCAGATCGCTGATCGCGTTGGCAAGTTCTGCGTCCGAGCCGTAGTTGATCGATTTACCGTCATAGCTGACAGAGCGAACGCCTGCGTAGCGCGCTTCCTGCAGTGCCGCCAGCAAGGCGCGCATCCGTTCCAGATCCATCTCAATCCCTCATGAAGTTCGGTGTGTAAGCCCGGCGTTTTCGCCGTGGCGTCGTTGGTGTTCCGGCCTTTGGCGCGGTCGGAGCCTCTTTTGGTGCCGGAGTTGCCACAGGCATCTGATGCTTGGTCTCCACCCCGGCCTGTTCTTCCAGCCGTCGCCAGGTTGCCTCATCCCAGCGATCCGCGCCCATGATCCACGCCGCCGCCCGGGCATAAACCCGGCAGTCCAGCGCCTCGTTACGTTCGCGCATTTTCTGCCATTCGGGGTGGCTGTAACCGCGCTTGTTGCGCACGGTGACGAGCTGTTCGGCGACCAGCTGCTTCAACCATTCGGTGTCGATCCAGTCGGGCAGGTGGACGGTGCCGGGGGCATCGAGCGCACCCAGCGCCCGGTCCTCGTCCGAGGGCCGTTCCAACCGCAGGAAGCGGTAGGTCTCGGTTTTGAAGGTTGCCGTCGCCACCGACCAGAGCCGCGCGCCCCGGCGCAGACGTTTGCCGCCGATGGTGGCATCGACGAAGGTCGGGCCCGACACCGGCGTGGCTCGGTTGAACCCTTCCAAGCCCTTGATCGGCGAGACCTGGTCGAACCCTTGTTTTCTTGCCCATGCATAAACAGCCGGGGCCTCGTATCCAGTGTCGATGGCCAGCTTGGCGATCACCATCACCGCACCATTGGTGCAAGCCCACGTCTGCCCCAGCAGGGCCGTCAACTTATCCCAGCACTGCGGATCGTCGGGACCGCCCGCGATGACGATGTGGTCGACCAGCCAGCTTGTCCTGTCTCGGCCCCAAGCCCAGACGTCGACCTCAATGCGGTCCTTCTGCACATCGACACCGGCAGTCAGGAACAACCCGCCGGGCGGGATCTGTGCCCCGCCATAACTTTCACGGCGTTCCGCCAGTCGCTGCCATTCCGGCGCATCGCCACTTTCGACCCATGTCTCGCCCAGCAGGGTGTTGCGTGCGGCGCGCAGCATTTCCTCTGAGCCTTGGGCCGCGAGCCAGTCCCGCCCGATCTGTTGCCAGCTCTTCCAGCCCAATGGTGAATAGAGCGCCGAGATGTGAAAGCCGATGGAATGCGGATCGGCGGATACAGCCGTCGCGCGCCATTCGCCCCGCTCCAACATCTGCGTCTTGTGATGCTCGGCGATGGGCTTTTCGCAACCTTCGCAGTGATAGGCCGCCGTGTCTGGCCGTCCCTTGTCCCAGCGCAGCCTCTCAAACTGCAGCCATTGCATCGCGCCGCAATGTGGGCAGGGCACGAAGTAGCGGCGCTGATCGCTGGCCTCGTATTCGCGCTCGATCCGGCTGATGCCCCGGATGGTCGGCGTCGAGACCATGAACACCTTGCGCCGGTGCGAGAAGGTGGTGGTCCGGGCCTCGGCCAGTGTGACCGGATCGCCTTCCTCGTCAGCAGAGGCTGGATAGGCGTCAACCTCGTCCAGAAAGATGTACCGCGCTGGCATCGACCTCAGACCGGTTGCGGAATTCGCGCCAGTCAGCACGAGAATGCCGCCTTGGAATTCCTTTGACAGCATTGAATTGCCCGCGTCACGCGACCGGGCCGGATTGACCAGCGCACGCAGCACCGGGCTTTCCGAGATCAGTGGGTCGAGCCGCCCGCGCGAGGTGCGTTTCGCCATCTCGACTGTCGGCAGCACTGCCAGCATCGGCCCCGGCGCGTGGTGGATCACAAAGCCGATCCAGTTGTTGCCAGCCTCGGTGGCCCCAACCTGCGCCGCTTTCATGAAGCTGACCCGCTGCGCTGGGTGGCGTGGCGATAGGGCATCCATGATCTCGCGCAGGTAGGGCGCTCGCGCGGTGCGATATCGCCCCGGTTCGGCCGCAGCACGCGACGACAGCCAGCGATGCGCATCCGCCCATTCCGACACCGTCAAGTCAGGATCCGGGCGCATGCCTTTGCGCCAGCTGCGCAAGATATCCTCGGCCCCGTCAAACCCCAGGTCGAGGTCTGCGGTCAGATCATCGCTGGCCGTGTTGTCGTTATCCGAGGCTGACCCTGAGATCGGCGAGGGCTTCGAGGTGCTGTCTGACATGGGTTTCCAGCACCCTCTGCAGGACTGCGGCCTCGATGATCACCGGTCGCACCGGTTTGCCGGACTGTTTTTCTACCTCCGCAGTTATTTCGGCCGCCATCAGCGCGGCCACTCTGCTGGGCCAGGTGACCCATGTGTCCCGTTCCTGCCGCGCGAGGCGAAATACCAGCGCTTCCGCCCGGGCGCGGTCGACCAGCGTGCCCTTCTTCTTCTGGATGCCAAGTTGCTTATCCTGCGCCTGGTAGACCGTCAGCGCGGTGCGGGCCTTCAGATACGACGAGCTGTCGGCAGGCCCGGAAAACCCGCTATCGCCGCCGGTGCTGCGGCGCTGCTGGTCCGGGTCCGTCATGTCGGCCCGGCGCACATCAGACGCCGCCGCGTTGATCGACCCATCGCTGTAAACCACCAGCCGACTGGCTTTGCGTGCCTTCTGGATCGCCCCGCGCGACAGGCCGGAATGGGCGGAATACTCGCGTTCGGACATACCTTCCATGGCGATTGAATTAACCTCAAGATATTAGAATTAAACGGAAATAACCATCTTATTCAGTTGATTACACTCCGCGACAGAGCGATTCATGGTGCAAGGAAAACGGGTGTATCGCACCCCTTATATGAGGATCGGAGACCACCATGCGCGCACAGGAAAAGATGGGACACAGCTCGATGAGCGACGGATGGCAGGGCCACACCAGCCCCGCGCAAGAGCGGGTGAATTGGGTGATGGACGAAGTCATGTCGGGGCGGATGAGCCAGGCCGACGGGATGGTCGAGATGGCACGCGCCCACGAGATGATGCGCGAGGAAGCCTGCGCGCGCACGACCCACCCTGAGCACCGCTGGGAGGAATGATCATGGCCAAACGCAAATCCACCCCCGAGGCCGCCCGCGAAGCTTTGATCCTCGATATCGCCCAGCGCCGGTTCTTCATCGAGACGCTGGAGACCCGCAATCGCGACCGGCTCGACTTCCACGATGTGGCTGTCTGGGCGATCCGCGATGCGCTGGAAGAGGCATTTGAAGCTGGCCACCGCGCTGCAACCCAACCCTGAAAGGACAAGATCATGACCACCACCACCATCCGCATCGACATCGCCACGCTGCCCGACCATCTGGACCGTTC